CTTCGTGCCGATGAACAGCGTAGGGTTGCCAGTATTCGGGAGGCAGAACAAAAACGCTCAGATCGGTGGGACATTTCTTTACCGCTGGTTGATGCCGGAGTGACGCTGGCAGACATACAAGCGTTCTGGCGCGTGAGCCGATTTGACCTTCAACTTCTACCACACGAAGGCAACTGCGATCTGTGTTTTCTAAAGGGTTACGACAAGATCAAGAACATCGTGCGGGACAGACCGGATCTTGCGCAATGGTGGAGCGAGCAGGAGGCGCGCATCGGCGGAACGTTTCGGAACGATCGTCCGAGTTATGCGGCGATGCTGGCGCAGCAAGACCTGTTTACCGATACCGGCGATTTAACCGAGTGTTACTGCACGGATTGATATGGCGCTCTTTTCCGGCCTGCATCTCACCGACCGCAATCTCGAGGTCGGGATTCATACGGGCGTGCGCCGGATCGTGTCGAGGCTGGTGAATAACGAGATTGACGAAGCGGATGCGACACGACAGTTGACCGACCTATTAGTGCGAGCGATGAACGCCAAAGCGCGGACCACGACGAGCCGCGAAGGAGCCACAGAATGAGCCGTAGCAATCCGAACGCGAACGCGCCGAACCCAGCGACGAGATGGTTTGAATGGTCCGGCGAAACGGGTAGCGTGCGCTATTTCGACAAGGAACTCAAAGAGAACATCATTTGCCCCTTGCCGTTTACATTCCTGCTCCTCGATGAGTTGAGTAGTGTCCGCGGTTGGCATGAGGCCAGCAAAAGCGGCATTACGTCGAACCAGGTGCGCGATACCCGCGAAGAACTGCTGGTGGTGCGGGCGTTCAAGGCCGGCACGTTAGCGGAAGGGCTCTACAAAGACATCAAGTACCGGGCGGCGCGCGTCGGCGGGAAGTTCGTCACCAATTGCTACCTTGGATTCAAGCAGGGCGACAAACTCGCGATGGGCTGCCTGCAGTTCAAGGGCGCAGCGCTGGGCGCATGGATGGAGTTTCGCAAGGAGCATCGGCGCGAGCTTTTTGAGCAGGCCGTCGTGATTGCGGGCTCGACGGAAGGCAAGAAGGGCCGCATTGTCTACAAGATGCCCGCGTTTAAACTGACGACTCTGACGCCGGAGACGAACCAGCAGGCGCTCGACCTCGACAAACAGCTCCAAGCGTATCTGACGGAATATCTCAGCCGCACGACGCATGATCGGGTGGATGCGCCGGCTGATGCGCCGGCTGATGCGCCGGATATGGAACCGGAAGACAATACGCCGATTCCTGATGATGATCTGTCTGATATTCCTTTTTGATCATGACTGCGACACCAACGAAACTACATACGGCGACCGTGACCATCAAATACGTTCAGGAGTCTCGGACGAGGGGCACCTGGCAGCATCCAGACGGCAGGAGGAGATTCGTGATTGGCGCCGAGAAGACGACCGGCGACAGCCTCGGTGAGCGACTGTTGGGCCTGAGCACGCTCGACCCTTGGCGGGCCTCTCTTTGTTTGCAAGCGAAGGATAAAGGCTTGCGGCTGTTCGTCAAGTATCGGATGACGCGCTTTTTCGACGCAGAATTGCTCCACTGTGAAGTGGTGAAAGACGAGGTGCCAGCATGAGTCTCTTCTGGCGCAACGTGTGCGACCGCTGGCAGACCTTCCGGCGCCGGCATGAACTGCTTTCGGAACAACTCAGGCGGGTGTGCCGATGAAAAGGTCAGACGCCTCTCTCTGGTCTTTCCTGCTGTGTCAAATCTGTATTGGTGTCGGTATGGCGCTGGCTGAAGTTCATGCGGGCTGGTTAAAGACTCTTGCGTTAAGCGTGGCTTGGCCTGGTTGGTTGGCTTATCACCTTATGATGAGGTTTCTATGAGCCTCTTTGAGACGGTCCTCGCGCTCGACTGCACCCAAGCCGAGCTCGACATCCTCCAGCGGCCGATTGAGGCCGAACGCGACGGTGGCCATCAGCGCCTCATGCGAGAGATTCTCGAGGGGCTGGACCGCGGCAAACGCGTGCTGCTGATTGAGCCGGCGCTGCTGCGGAAGGCCGAACACTTTGCCTACGATTATGGCAGTGGTGGGTATCAGACGCGGTTTCGGACGTTGGTGAGCTTGGCGCGGCGGCAGGGGTGGACGGAATGAAGCCTCTCGCGATTGACCTGTTCTGCGGCCTGGGGGGATGGACGGAAGGGCTGTTAGCCGAAGGCTATCGCGTGGTCGGATTCGACATTGAACGGCATCACTATGGCGAGGCGAAGTATCCCGCGCAATTGGTGCTCCAAGACGTGACGACGATTCACGGTGCACAGTTCAGGGATGCGGCGTTGATTGTGGCCTCTCCCCCGTGCCAAGCCTATTCCTATCGGACGATGCCGTGGAAGCGCGCCAAAGCATTGCCGCCACCGGATAACACGCTCTTTGAGGCGTGCTTCAGGATTCAGCGAGAGGCTGAAGCCGCAGCGGGGCATCCCATTCCGTTGGTGGTGGAGAACGTCTGCGGCGCGCAGAAGTGGGTCGGGCGTGCGCGCTGGCATTTCGGGAGCTTTTATCTCTGGGGCGATGTGCCGGCGTTGATGCCGATTGTGCTCAAAGCAATCAAGGGCAACGGCGGTCCGTGGTTTAAGGATGTCGAAACGGCTGACGGAAGTTATGGACCGGGCAACTTCAGAAAGTCAATCATCACGAAAAACAATGGCGGCTCGTGGTTCAACATCGCACATAACACGATGAGTGGACACGGGCAGAATCCAGATGGGCGGAAAGCACCAAGCGGCACACAGTGGTTTAATGACGGACCGCGCACGCCGGACAGCTTAGCGAGCATGGGCGGCAAAAGCACAGCTCGTAAAGCCGCTTCCGCGCACATCGCGAAGATTCCGTTGCCGCTCAGTCGCCACATCGCGAAAGCGTGGCATCCATGACCTTTCCCACGAAGCAAGGCGCCTGGACGCCGACTGATGAACAATTCGATCGATGGGTCATCGTGTATCGACGCGTGGCCGTTTCTGAAGAACTCAACAAGGCCGTGGCGTGGCTCGAGGCGAATCCGACCCGCCAGAAGACCCTTCGCGGCATGCCGAAGTTCTGCGTCAGTTGGCTCAATCGGGCCAGCGTCCAGTCGATGCCAGCGATGCCGAAACACTCCTATCGGCCTCGGGCGACACGGGACGCGACCTGTCCGCATGCGCCTGTTTGTCCCTTTCCGGGGAACTGGCAATGTCAGCAGCGCACGGTGCTTGAGGCGGCGCGCGTGAGGTATCGGTGATGGGTCGGTGCGCGACGTGTGGTAGTGAATCGAAGATTGCGTCGTCCTACTGGCTCAATGGTGTCGAGTTTGACGATAGCTATTGCGGTTGGTGTGGTGTCCAATGGGGTCACTTCGTCAAATTCGTCAAAGACGAATTAAAGGCCAAAACGCATGGACAAGTGGTCGTGACGCAAGGAAAACGCGTGAAATTCTCACTAAAACTCCATGTGAAGGCTGGCCATCGCTGATGGGCAAATATCAAGTGCATGCCGCCGACGTGAACGAAGCCGCGATCGTGCAATATCTCCGCGCACATGGAGCACAGGTGCAGAAAATCGGGGAGCCCGTGGATTTGCTCGTCACGAAATGCGGCCATACGGCCGTGGCAGAAGTAAAGGGGCCGAAAGGCAAGCTGCGACCCGTGCAGGAGGCATTCTTGGCGACGTGGCGCGGCATCTCAGCCGTGCTGCGCACCGAAGCTGATTGTGATGAGTTTCTCAAGAGGTTGAGCGTATGACGACGCCCTCTCAGGCCGGACCCGCCCCAGACCCGCAGGAGCGGATAACCGCGCTTCTCGATAAGCGAACATGGGTTCCGATGTCAGAACTTCGTGCAAGTCAGGCTGACCTCGCCGCCGTCCGCGCCCAACTGGAGGAGTGCATATTTGCTCCTGAAGACTGTGATAGATGGAGGCGGGAATTAATTGAGGCTCGAGCCGCCCTCACCGCGCTGCGGGCCGAACGAGACAATTACGCTGAGCTTCTGAAGGAATCCAAGCATCAGTTTGTCGTGATGCAGAAGCGAGCACTTGATGAGTTATCCGAGGCGCGGGCACGGCTGGCGCTCCACCCACAGGCACAGGAGAAGGTGTAATCTTAGCTTTTAGTAGCTTTTATGCCCTCTCCTGAAGCGTCACGCCGCAATATCGCCGGGGTCCGTAAACCCAAAGGCAGCAAGCATAAGTCCACGCTCGAGCGAGAAGATGCCGAACGGCGCTATCGCATCCATTGGCAAGAAAAGTTCAACGACCTGTGTGATGCCCAATACTCCACCGCCGTTGGCGTGAAGCAGTTCGTTTATCGGGACCAGAAAACCGGGCAATACAAGGTGATTTCTGACCCGTTGGAGCTCGAAGCCCGTGTCAAATTAGGCGAAGCCCTTGAGATTGTGACGCGGCTGGCGAGTCCGCAGGCGCAGAGTGATGTGCTCGACCGCATCCTCGGGAAGCCGAAGAATGCACCACAAGACCTGAACGTGAACGTGTCGATCGACGTGGCGGATGTGCTGAAACAGCGGTTTCTGAAGCGAAAGCAGGGGAAATGAGCACTGAGAACGGCAAGCATATTCCCACGCGTGCCGAGTTCCTAGAAGGTGAACTCATTAGGCAAGTTGAATCCAAGTTGGACCCTGACGGGACAGAATGGACGCTTCTCCTGCTAGACAGCGGTCGTCAGGTGCTCATCCGTGAGGATTGCGGATGGGTGATGGTTGATGCTGAAGTGCATTAGATGCCTGACATCGCCCGCCTGAGTCCAGCTAACGAACTCGCCCTCGCCGAATGGGCGCGAGACTGCGCTGATGACCCGTTGCGCTTCGTTGAGGAAGGCTATCCGTGGGGAGAGCCGGGCCCCTTAGAACGCCACGTAGGGCCAGATGACTGGCAGAACCAGTTCCTCTATGAACTCGGTCAGGAAGTGCAACAGAACGCCTTTGATGGCCTGAATGCGGTCAAGCCCATTAGGCGGGCCGTCTCAAGTGGTCACGGGATCGGCAAGTCGGTGCTCTCGGCGTGGATCATTGATTGGATTATGAGCACGCGACCTAATTGCAAGGGCACCGTCACGGCCAATACCTTTACGCAGTTGGAAACCAAGACATGGGCCACCCTCCAGCAGTGGACGAGGATGTGCATCACGGCTCCGTGGTTCGTGCTCACCGGCAATCGGATGTATCACCGGGATTATAAGGAATCGTGGTTCTGCGCGCCGCAATCGTGCCGTGAAGAGAACTCCGAGAACTTTGCCGGCCAGCATGCGGCCGATAGCACGAGTTTTTACGTATTCGATGAATCGTCGGCCGTGCCTGATGCGATCTTCCAGGTGTCTGAAGGGGGCCTGACTGACGGCGAGCCTATGCAGTTCCTATTCGGGAACCCCACGCGTTCATCGGGTCGGTTTCACGCCGCGTGTTTTGGCGCCTTTAGGAATCGTTATGTCACGACCACAGTCGACAGTCGCTCGTCGCGTTTCACGAACAAAGAGCAGATCGCCGAATGGCAGCAAGATTATGGCGAAGACTCCGATTTCTTTCGCGTCCGCGTGCGTGGCCTGCCTCCAAATGCCGCAGAGCTCCAATATGTGGATTCTCAACGTGTCTTGGCCGCGCAGACCAGGGGAGTGGTTGAGTTACCCGACACCCCACTTGTTGCCGGCTGCGACTTGGCGTGGGGCGGAAGCGACGACAATGTTATTCGGTTTCGTCGCGGCATGGATGGTCGGAGTATTCCTCCCATCCGTATCAAAGGAGAATTTACGCGTGACCCTGCTGTCTTAACGGCCAAGCTCGCCCAAGTCCTGACGACGAAATACGGTGGTCGCCACGTCGCGATGTTGTTCCTTGACAGCGCCGGCATCGCCGGACCCATCGCGGAACGCCTCCGGCAGCAAGGGCACCGGAACCTGCAGGAAGTCAACTTCGGCGCCGACTCGCCAGACCCAAAATACAGATATATGAGAGATTTCATGTGGGGGGAAATGAAGCAGTGGCTGCTGACAGGGGCGATTGAGAAGTCGCAAGACCTTGAAGTGGACCTGACCTCTCCAGGCACCAGGCCGAATGCGCGGCAGTTGGTCTGGCTGGAGTCGAAGCAGGATATGAAGAAGCGCGGGGTGGATTCGCCGGATGATGGGGATGCGTTGGCGCTGACATTTGCGTCGCCGGTGTCGACGGGGAATGAGTTGCCAGACTTCGGGCGCATGCCGGACATGCACTGGAGTGCGCTGTGACGGAGCAACAACTGACCGTGAATCTCGGGCGGCCAGAGCTGAAGGCGAAGCTGTCTCGTCGGTCACGCCTCTGGCGTCGTGGCATGGGCGTGTTGATGAAGCATCCGAAATTCAAGAAAGCCAAGCGTTTTGGCGAGTTACCAATGCCTGTCGCTGGCATTGCTGACGGCTGGTATCTGAGGGTCAATGGCATTTCTTTTAGGTGCTTACAAGCGTGGGTGATGTTCCCCCTTGATGGCGGTCCTCCTGGTTTCCGTGCTCGGATCGATGTGCGGTTCTACGCTTGACGTTTTCCGTCAAATGCTTGACACTAGCGAGCGCGAATGCCTAGCCAGCAGTATTTGAGAAAACTGCAAGCGTTACGGGCAAAGCGAGCCACCATGTTCAGCCATCAGGAACGGCGCCGCATCGAGGACAAAGCCATTGAGCAGGCCGTGCGCGAAGCCGAGACGTGGGGCGTTGAGCTGGAGCCGCTGTTGCCGGTGGCTGATACGCGCTGGCCGTTCGCGCTATCGGATGAGGATCGGGCGTTCCTGAAGATTCAGCGCATTGATCCGGCATGATCGACCTCCACTTGACGCCGTATTTCACCTTTAAGGGCGATCTCGTTTTTGGTGATGCCGACGGCGACCAGATGCCGCTCGTGCGGATCTCGTTCTACCAGAACTGCGCCACGCTGACGCCGAAGGGGAAGATCGAACTGTTCAAACAGCTCGCAGAACATCTCGCAATGGAACAGCCGCGCCTCGTCACCGAATCCTAATGGCGATTCCTGCTTACGAATGCTTTCGCTGCCATAAGCCCATTACGGATCGGGCGGTGGAAGTGCCGCACGGTCGTCGGCATCGTGTTCCAGCATGGAGCGTGAATCTGTATCACATCAAGTGCGTGCCACCGAATCGTCTCGGATTGGCCGCGCAAGCATGGCAGGTCGCACCTGCCCAATCGGATGCACAGGAGTTAGGTCGGTCCCTCAGTAATGCGAGCACGGGCCTACTCTTGCCGATTGACCCGCAGTGGACGAGTCGCTAATGGCGCCTCCCGTCGACCTCGAAGAAGACACCGGCCGCAAGACGCGTAAGTTCGTGCCTGATGCCGACTCTCGCAAGCCAGACGACGTGGCCGACCTCAAGAAGCGCCATGCGAAAGCCCTCGACTATTTCAAAGCCTCAGCGACCTACTTTGCCAAGCAGCGCGAACGCGAGATGCAAGACCTCAAGTTCGTCGAGTGGGACGAGCAGTTTGATCCGACCGTGAAGACGCAGCGAGCCGGCAACCAAGCGGTCAACGGCCTGCCTCCGACCCCTCCGAAGCCTACGATTGTCATCAATCAACTCATCGGCCCAGGCGACCAGCTCGCCAATACTCGGCGGAATGCACGGCTGTCGCTGACGTTCGCGCCGAAGGGTGGCGGGTCGACGCAGGATGTCGCGGAAGTGTTCGAGGACATCGTTCGAGCCGCGCAAGAGGAAAGCCGGGCCAATATCGCGCGAAATTGGGCGGCCGACCGGGCGGAGAAGGCCGGCATGGGATGGTATCGGATTGATACCGAATATGCCGATGAGGATCCAAACGATGAGGCGTCATTCCGTGACCAGAACCTCTGCTGGCGCCGGATTCTGAATCAGGCGAGCGTCTATCCGGACCAGACCTGCCAAGAGCCAGACTTCAGCGATGGGCGCCGGCTGTATGTCACCGAAGACATTCCGCTGGACCGCTACAAGTCCGAATATCCCGATTCAGACCTGACCGATTACGATGCCGGCGAGCTCACAGCCGTAGGCGATGCGCAGCCAAACTGGGTCTTTCCGACCGATGACAACGGAGAGTCCGGCAAGACCATCCGGATTGCCGAGTATTGGGAAGTGACGGAGCGGACGCGCTACAAGGTGCTGCGCAGCGATAACACGGTCGGCTTCGAGGGTGACGAACTCCCCACAGGCGTCACCGTGCAGAAGGGCATGCGTCGACCGCACGTCGACCGCGTGATCATGTGGTCGAAGATCAACGCCGTCGAATATCTCGAGCCGCCGGTCGAGTGGAACGGGAAGTTTATTCCCATCGTGCCGACTATCGGCAAAGAATCGAATGTGAACGGCGAGCGACGGTGGCAAGGCTATGTCAGGCCAGCGAAAGATGCCGCCACGAGTTACAACGTGATGCGCTCGGCGCAAGTGTCGGCTATTGCGTTGGCCACAAAAGCTCCATACATCGGATTTATGGAGACGATTGAGCCGTATCTCGAATGGTGGAAGCAGTCAGCGGTGCGCGACTTCTTCATTCTGCCCGTTAAGGCAGCGTATGACCGGGCTGGGCAGTTGCTACCATTGCCGCAGCGCACCGTGCAAGAACCGGCGATTCAGGCCATGACCGTCGCGGCACAGTCTGCCAAAGACGATGTGCATACGGTATCAGGTATTCCTCCGGTAGCCCTCGGACAGTTGGACCCACATGACCGTTCAGGCAAAGCGATCCAAGCATTACAAGGGCAAGCCGAAGTCGGATCCAGCGGCTACATGGACAATTTTGTTAATATCACGCTCCACTACGACGGCAAGGTCGTGCGTGACCTGATTCCACGCATCTTCGATCGACCGGGCCGCCTCGTTCCTGCGCTCGGCCTCGATGAGAAGCGCCGGATGGTGATGCTGAACTATCCCTACGTCGAAGGGCCAGATGGTCAGCCGATGAAAGCCCTGCCGAATTGGGAAAAGGGGCAGCCGGTGCCCAAGCAGTTGCCGGGACCGCCGGGACCAGACGGCAAGCCGCAGATGCTGGACGTGATGTATATCGATCTGTCGCAAGGTTCGTTCAGCACGACGCCAACGGTCGGCAAGTCATTCGCCACGAAGCGCGAAGCGGTGAACGATGCGATTCAGAACATCATGAAAGTCGTGCCACCGGAGATGGCCGCGGCGCTGGCGCCGGCGTTCATCGAGTCGCTCGATACGCCGGATGCGCTGAAACTGGCCGATATTGCGAAGAAGTCGCTGCCGCCGCAGTTAGCCGGGGCGTATGACGATGGGCAAGGGCCGAATCCTGAAGTGATGCAGCTCCAGCAGCAGGTGCAGCAGTTGCAGCAGCAGCTTCAGAGCCAGACGGCGGCGAAACAGGCCGAAGCGCAGGCGAAGGGCCAGATCGACCTGCAGAAGACGCAGTTTCAGGAGCAGGCTGAGACACAACGTAGCCAGCAGGCCAACCAGGTCGCGCTCGAGAAAGCCAACATTGCCGCGGCGGCCACGATGTCAGCCTCACAAGCCAAGGTGGATGCCGAGAACTTCCGGTCATATGTCGATGCCTTGGAGAGTAAACTGGCGAAACAACTCGACTTGCATATGAACGTCATTGCGGACCATCTCGGGAAGATGCATGAAGCGGCGACGCAGGGACGCGAGCATGCGCAGGATGCTAATCAGGCGGCACTTGACCGGCAGCATGAGTTGAACATGGCGCAGTTGGGGCACCAGCAGGCGCTTGAGCAGGGGCAGCAGGCAGCAGCATTAGCGCCGACACCGGATCAGGGCAATGCCTGACACCCATCAGGTCTACATGAGTGGCGAGCATGGCCCCTTTCGCTGCGACCATTGCGAGTATTACGCTGCGGCAGATAGTTGCCGGCAGCCGGAGATTATCGCGCTGGCGAAGGATGGCGAGTTTGGCCTCTCAATGCGTGGGAAGTTCGCGAAGGTGGACCCGAACGGGTGCAGCGATTACTTTGAGCCGACGACGTGGAGTGGACGATGATGCACTATGTGAGTCTCGCGGATATCGTGCTGGATTGTATTCAGGCGGCTACCGCGGCTGCCGCGTTCGTGTTCGGCATGGCCGCACTGTTTGGGTAACATGGAGCGCACGATTCCGAATGGTGCGGCGCTGATCATCGCGCGCCTCTTTAGCGCGAAGGGCCTCGACGCCGCGCGGCTGAAGAAGGCCAAGGGCATGGCGAGTCGGCATAAAGTCGATTGGCTGGATGTGGTGATTGCGATGACGCCGGAGCAACGGCAGCAAGTGGAGGCGCTGAATGGCTAAGTTGACCGCGGCGGCGCGTCGAGAGATTCCGAAGGCGAAGTTTGGCGTGCCCTCGAAAGCACCTCATTCTGGTTCATACCCGATGAATGATAAAAAACACGCCATTCTCGCGGAGCAACTATCGGGTGGGAAGTCTGTGCATGCGCAGGTCGTGGCGAAGGCGCATCGGCTCTATCCGGGATTGGGCAAGCCGTTGTCGAAAGTTGGGCGATGATGGAACGACGCTGCGATCTGCACGGTCCCATGACTGGCGAACAGGCTGCGCTGATGGTGCTCGGCGAGTGGAAACCTGAACCAACGAGTTATCTCTGTGATGACTGCAAGGCCCTTGTGTCTCGTTCAGCGCACGCATTGTCCGACGAAATCGATCGACAAGCACTGGCCAAAGCGCTAGAGGCCTGCGATGCCAGCTAAATCTCGCGCCCAACAGCGCCTCATGCAAGCGGCCGAACACGGCGCCACATTCCCGATGGCGAAGAAGCTGCGCGCCTCGATGACGCATGAGCAACTGCATGATTTTGCGGTTGGCAGCGAAAAGGGCAAGCCGCAGCACGTCAAGCATGCGAAACCGTTGTCGAAAGTCGGAAAATACTAGTCAGAATCTTGACACCGCCAATTCATTGACAGATACTGAGTCCGCTTCATGAGTCCAGTCGACACCGAAACACCCGCCGATGCCCTGCCCGGGCATGCCTCGGACGACTTGTGGACGGCTGATAGCGAACGCCAGCCAGACGCACTCCAGACCTCCGACCCGGTCCCAGCCAATGAGCCACTAGAGGCAACCCCGGAATTGCCCCTTGAGACGGCGCCACCCGCCGATCGGGACGAATCCGGCAAATTTAAGCCACGCTCGGGCAAGCCGCGGAACGATCCACAAGCGCGCGTCCAGCAGGCCACTGCGAAAGAAGCCGCCGCCAAGGAAGACGCGCGACTCGCTCGCGAAGAGGCGGCCTCACTCAAAACACGCCTTGAAGCCCTTGAACGGGCACAGCGACCGGCTGAACGGGTCGAGCCAGCCTCCCAGCAGCCACAGCCGCAGAATGGTCGCTTTCCCGGCTGGGATGCGTGGTCGCAGGCGAATCCTGGCAGAGACTACGACGACTACACCGATGCGCGCGCCGATTACCGCTATGCGGTGCTGGAACAACAGCGGCAGTATCGTCAAATCGTTGACACCTATCATCAGAATTTGAAAGAAGCCCGCTCGTCTGATCCAGTTTTGCAACAGGCGCTTGAGGCGAATGATCCGCCTGTTTCTCCGGTGATGGAACGCGTGCTCTTGACTTCTCCGAAATCCGTCGACATTGTGCGATACCTCAGCACGCATCCTGAGGATTGCGCCCAGCTTGCGCAGGAGTCTTCAACCACTCCGCTCGATGCTGCCCCGGTGATGCGGCGCTACCTCGAAACCCTTGTGGCCTCTGGTGCTGTCGCCAATCGACCTGATGCAGCCCAGTCGGTCAAGCCATCAACAGCCAACCCTCCCATTCATCGGGTCGGGGGCACGGCGAGTGCGACTCCTGTGGACCCTGACGAGATGGACTTCAGTCCGGAATACATCCGGATCGAAAACGCCAAAGAAAAGAAACGCAGGGAACAGAGCCGCTGGTAAGGGAGGCCTTCAGTGGCCAACCAGCTCATTACCCCGCTGTGGACGCTGAAGCGCGTCGGGCGGATCGCGATCAACAACCTCAAGTTCGCGAATAACGTCGATCGGACGTATGACGACGATTTCGTGCAGGCCGGCGCCAAAGTGGGCGCGACCATCAATCTGCGTCTGCCGCAACGCTTCCAGACCACGAAAGGTCAAGCGTTTCAACAGCAGAGCATTACCGACCAGATCGTGCCGGTCACGCTGACCGACCAGGCGAACGTCGGGATTTCCTTCTCGTCGTTCCAGATGACGGTCGATGTCGACGACTACACGGGTCGTTACATTGAGCCGGCATCGGTGCAGCTCGCGAACACGATCGACTTCGACGGCCTCTCGCGCATCTTCCTTGAGGTTTACAACAGCGTCGGCACGCCGGGATCGAATCCCACCGCGAATAGCACGTATCTCGCGGCGAATACGCTCCTGTCGAACAACGCCGCGCCTCCGCGCCGGATGGTCATCACCAATCCGGACATGCAGGCGGCCATCACCAACGCGAACTTCGCCCTGTTCAATCCTCAGGGCACCATCTCGGATTCGTTCGAGAAGGGCATTTACGCCAGCAACGTCCTCGGGTTCCAACAGTGGTTCTGGGATCAGAACGTCGCGCGGTTCACGAACGCGACCTACGGCGGCACGCCGCTCGTCAATGGCGCGAACCAGACCGGCTCCTCGCTGATCACGGATGGCTGGACCTCGGGCGGCACGACGCTGACCGTGGGCACCATCTTCACGCTGGGCCCATCGGCAGTTGCGGGCACCTCGGGTGTCTTTGCGGTCAATCCGCAGAACTATCAGAGCACCGGATCGCTGCAGCAGTTCGAAGTGACGCAGCGCATCAGCGACACCACGGGCGCGATTACGGTCAGCATCAAGCCGGCGATCATCACGTCGGGCCAGTTGCAGACCGTCACGCAGTCGCCGGTCGACAACGCGGTGATTACGGTTGTCGGCACGTCGGCCGTCACGGGCGCGCAGGGTCTCGGCTGGGTCAAGGAAGCCGTCGTCATGGTGATGGCGGACCTGATCATGCCGGAAGGCGGCGCGATTGCGGAACGCATCCAGAGCAAACCACTCGGCTTTGCGCTCCGGATGGCGAAACAGTGGAACGCCTTGAGCGACCAGAACCTCTGTCGAATTGATTGC